ATTGTTAGTAAGAGATAGCGGACTACTAACAGTCATTGATAATCTATCTTCTGATATATCAGAAACTTTAACTCTACTAATGTTAGTACCAAAAACTTCTTGGTCTACTCTGATTGCATTATCCAATGCAGTTCCAAATATCAGTTTTGTTGAAGACTCTGAATATTCTGTTATGCAATAAGAATTATCTTCATATTGTAATTCAAATCCATCTTCAGTAATAATTTGGTCTACTGTTCCTTCGGTTACAGCAGAAAATGTATTATGGTATCCACTTCCACCGTCTTCGATGTATATTTTATCAACAGAACCTGATGTAACACCATCTAAGATTCCACGAGAATTTATAACATCCTTATCTCTATTACCACCAGTAAAGTCTAATCTATAACTAACATCATAGAGTGAACCCCTTTGGTTGTTCTCTGTAATCAATCCTTCACTAATCTTTCTTAGTAATGTTCCACTTGGAACATCTGTTTCTAAACCAGTTCCGTGTGGTGATGAGAGTTTTTCAATTGTAAATATTGTAGAGTCGATTTTTATAATACGATATTGTGTACTATGATTATCAAATTGAACAATGTCTCCTCTATCAAATGTTCCTAATCCTTGGTATGAACCACCTGTAGTATCATTGTCTACAACAATGTCCTGTTGAGTCGCAAGAACATTTCCAACAGTTTCACGCTGAGATACAGTTTCTAAAACTATATTATCTCCAGTGTCTGTTTCAAAATACGTTGAGGAACTACCAAATGCAATATCAGAAATTACACCTAATACACGTGCAGTTACATTAGTCACTCCATCTCTATCAACTAAGTTAACTACTGAACCTTCTGTAAATGTTCCTTTGTGACTATCTGTTATTTCAATAGAATAGATTCCTTTATCCGATTCTAAATTGTAAACATTTTCTACAATAGAGTCTCCTTCAATAAAATCTGACCCTGTAGTGTATTGTATAATCTTATCAGTTGCTGATGGGATAAGATTTTCGTTATCCATTCTAATAACCATACGTCTTTTTTGACTATGATTAGATTCTGAAATTTGAATTGTTTGTTCATATGGATAACTAATTTCTGCATCTTCTCCATAAAGGATACGCATTAAGAACTTTAAAGACTCTTCAGTACCTTTCTTTTTATAAAGTTTACCGATGTTCTTAATTGCAAGTCGTTTGTTCTTAACATTCTTTAGGTTTAATGATGGTACAAAATCTTTTTGAAAGTATTCAACGAAACTTTCTGTCGTGTGGTCAATGTCCGAATAGTCTAAGAGACGATTGTTTGCAAGGATTGTGTTTTCTTTAAACGATTTTACCTTTGCAGTAAAATTACCATCCCTACCTGTAATAGTTTCGCCTTTTGCAAAACCATTTCCTGAAATTGTTTTAAGATATAATGTATTACCAGCAACAACTCTTATTTCAGAGATTGTTCCACTAATAGAACCATAAACATATTCACCCACTTCGAGAGGACTTACTAAGACAAGTTCTCCATTTTGTTGTTTTGATTTCTCTTGTACAACTTTAGAAGTTGTTGCATCGGGCGACGGTGCAACAGTCAAGGGTTCTAATAACATAGAACCCTGACCATCTTCTAAAACAATGTCTCCTATTTCTTCGGGAGACTCGATAATTAATATTTCTGCTTCTAGAAACTCAAAGTATGCTTTTATAAACTGTTCAAGTGCAGGACTATCTGCTTTTACAAAATCGGGTAAAAGCGATGGTAATCTATGCGATAGTTTATCAACAATTAAATTTTCGTGAGACATCTAGTTCTTCTATATTAATTAAGCGTTAGTTATTGTAGCACCTGTATTTGCAACTGGTAACCATACGGAACCGTTCCAAACTAAGATACAACCTTCACCTTGTGCATTCAACACGATTTGTGGTGCAGAAACACCTGAATTGTGCCAAGATGACACTGTAATGTTCGCTGCATATGATGATGCCATTCCTGAACAAGACAAGAACTTAATCTGACCTGTATCTGTTCCGTTGTCTAATGTAAAGGCAACGTCTGCTGTGAATGATGAACCATCAACAATTGTTGTTGAACTTGCAGCTAAATCAGTCGCAGCTGAAGATTCAGTTACGATGTCATTGATTGCAAGATGAGTTGGTACGTTTTCAAAAAGTTGACCAATAGTCATCTTCTTGTTTACAGGTGTACCGCCTGGGTTATCTACAATGTGTAGTAAATCATCTGACCCGATATCACTATCTGATACTGATGATAACGCACTTATTTTTTTATCTGCCATTTTGTTTTTCTCCTATAAAAACCAAGTTAATGGAATGCTACTCTAAGCACAGAACCTACTGTCTTAGACCACTTTATTCATATTAATATGAACTACTAGAGGTGGATGTGTATCCAACTCCAGCACTACTTTCACCACTTTCGATGGTGTCTATTTCACCCTTAACCTTAATATCCTCATTGGATATGTCAATTAAACTGCCCCTTGTTGCAACGACATCGTTACTGTCGGGGACAACAGTGAAATCAATCGTACTATCAACATTAACAGTAGATGTAAATGTGATGGCATTGATTGTAATTTTACCACTAGAGTACTCTATGGTACCAGCAGCGGAATCTTGATATATTCTTGTTGAACCTGATAATGTGTATCTTCTTAGATTACCACTACCGTCTTCATCAAAATATTGAATGTTTACAGAATCACCTTGGACATAAAATCCAGTAGATGATACTACACCACCACCTGCCATATTATGACCTGAATGGGGATTATAGAATGCATTACCGTAATTGACTATATATCCTGTCTCTGCGTTTTCTGTTATTGTTAATTTCTTTGATAATCTAACATTAGTTGTATTAGACATAATTGCAGTGTTAGATGCATCGATTGATTGTAATAGTTTCGAATGTCTGAATACTGCATCAAAGTTTTTTAGATTATCTTTATCGAATTGTAGTATTGAATTTGTTACAACATTCTCCATCTCACCTGTTGACAAGTCTGTATTCTTTGCATCATATTTAAATGTTGTTGTAAGTAAAATTTTTGTAATTTCGGGCGAGACTATTGTTGGTCTAATTGTTAGAATGTTTAATGCTTTAAGTTTATCTACTACAGTTTTCTTTTCTGTATCAGATAAGTAATCTGAATTTTGTGGTTTGATTGCTAAAAAGACCTTACCATACTCAGGTGGGTCATTGTCCTCTCCACCCCATACTGCAACTGCATCTGCGTTCGGGTAATACTCACTGACCTTTGCTTTATAGTCATTCAGTGTTACCAGTCTGTTTTGTGAAGTGTAAAATTTATTTGCTTTGAATTTGATGGACTCTATACTTTCTTTCTCTGCACCACCTGATGATTTAGTTGTAGTTGTGATAATTGCATCGAAGTATCCATTAATACCCGACTGCATAGTAAAGATGTTTGCACCATCAGCGTGACTTTCATCTACCACAATATATGTTACCGTAATAATATCTCCATCCTTAAGTGCTTTACCTAATACACCATCTCCAAAATAGATTTCTAAGAACCCTTCATCATTTTCTTGAGTGTAATAAACCCTAGATTCTGTATTGATGGTTGAGATATCTGTAGAGAGAGAATATGATTCAATACTACCATTTGAGTCTATGGACACAGTGATGTGAGACCTGTCAACTCTTGCATTTGATAATACATATTTTGGATTAGATACTTGAGTGTCGTGTACGAACTTATCAGTCAAGTAAGTACCTTGTACTAAATTTACATCTGCATATGCATAGTTTGTTTTGTTTTGGGAAGGTCTTACTGAGTTGGGCACAACATATTCATATGTTAGTCCATCGTATGTAGTTGTAAAGATTGAACCTCTGTTTAAAGTCATCTCTGTTGTTGATGGCGAAGTACCATCTGCATTTCTCACATTCCTTAAATTGATATCAACAATTGCAGTTGATGATTTTTCTGTTACAGGAGTAAACCCTAAATCTTTTGCACGAGATACTACGTTTTTTCTCATTTGTGCAGAGTCTAAGAATAACTCTGAAGCTGCAATGTTAGTATTCACTGCACTTATATGTGATGAGTATGCAAGAAGGTCGATGAGAACAGACATCGTTGACCCTTCAAAGTCATAATCTTTAAACTTATCTTGTCCTTGAAGATATGATTTTAAATTATCTGCGATACTGTCGAAATCTAAATCTGATACATTAATTTTTGAACTGTCTATTGCCATTATCGAACCCTTCGTATTGTGAAATCTAATTGTTGTGTTTTTAACCCGTTAATAATTCTATAAAAAACTGTTACAGGTATTCTATTCTCTACCACGTCACCTAAAACCACTTCAACACCTGTTACACGTGGTTCAAAATTTTCTATCTGTTCTGTTAAAGCACGTTTCATTCGTTTTACCTTACTGTCGGTATCTAGTTCAAACAACATATCTCTAACAGACCCACCAAAATTTGGTTTAAATGGTCTCTCATATTTATTAGTTTGGATGATATTACTCACTGCCCGTCTTATTGCATCTGAATCTTTACGAAGTGTTACATCACCTGTTATGGGATGTGCTTTAAAGGTGAGGTCTAAATCAGCATATGCAGTTTTAGATGCAACTGTTTTACCTTCTGTCTTTACGTAATCAACCATAATACTATTTATGCACCATTAGACTTTTATTATTGAGACTAAATCAAATTCATTGGGGTTTTCTTCAAATGTTACTGTATCAGTTGTAATTCCATTTACAGTACTGCTTGTAATAGTTATTTCCGATTGTTCCACTCCATTTACAAATACTTTGGTAGTTCCTTCTCCACCTGTCAATTGAAACTCATCAGTGTCACCATCTGCACCAAAAGATGCTACTCCCTCCACCCTACTTCTACTACTAGTGTTAACACGAACTACAGGTTTATATGTAGTTGATTGCAGTATACCGTCAAGATTGGGTATAGTAATCATAGCACCAAATGGATTTCCAATCAGTTTTAAGAAGTCACACATAGTTAACAATAACAAATCAATGATTTTACCCAAACCTATAGCAGATAAAAACTTTTCAACTATCTTAACCCACGCCATAAGAAGTTTCTGCATCCAGTTCTGTTTGAAGTCTTCAAACTTTGCTTCAAACCTTGCAAGTCTTTCCTCTAAACTAGAATTGGTAGATACATTCTTTCCACCGATTATCTCCTCAATAGTCATTCCTATAATTGGTATCTCAAATCCAAGTACAGCATCTTCCAGTTGTCTTAAATATTTCCCTTTCTCGTCTATAAGTTTTTGTTCTAGTTCTCGTTTCTCTTCGTTCAGTTTATCAATCGTAGCAGGGTCGGTTTCAGTTTCTAACTTCTTATCAATCTCCTTAATTTTCCCTCTAAGTTCACTAGCAGTAGTTTGAAATCTTCTCTTTAGTTCTGCTGTAAGGGTTTCTAGAAGTGCAGATATATCCATAGAAAGAAGTTCTGAAATTTTTGAGAAAGGTAGTTTTGGTAATCCTAATGCATCCCATATCTCTTCGAACATATCAATAAGTTTTTCGAATGCTTTTATGTGTGCATTTAAAACCCATTCTTTCATCTCTGTTTTGATATAGTCCCAAGTAAGTTTTGCTTTTAAATCGTTATTGAGTTCTTGTATTTTTCCATCAAATTTTCTTTGTGCTTCAGGAACTAGATTGAAGAATCTATCAATGTGTTTTGTCCTTTTCTCTTCAAGTGCAAGTATATCCTTTTCTAGTTGTTCCTTTTCTTTCTCTAATTTATCAATCTCTTCTGCATTTAAAACATATATTTCTTTTGTTAACCTTTCGTTAACTTTTGCAAGTCGTTTTCTTTTAGATATAATTTGAGTTACAAAATTCTTTCCACCAATTTGGTCTTGTATCTCCTTCCTATAATTAGGACTAGTGACTATTTTAATGATGTCTATCTGAAGACCTAGAATAGGGATGGTTAAACTAAGTGGTACAAGTTTTTCTATCAACTCTGAAATTTTAATTGGAATGAATAGATGAAATTCTGAAAATAACTCATCTAGTGCATCTTCGAGTTCTTTTTGTAGATTGCGTTTCTCTGTCCCTTCTCTCGTTTTCCAAAACGGACTTAGAACACCTTCCATAGTATCAAAAAACTTTTCAATGTCTTCTTTGATTTCATTAAACTGTTCAGAGAGTTCTCCTAAGAGAATATTATCAATGTAATCTTCTGCAGTTTTTATCTCTTGTAGTATTGCAGTTCTTTCTTCTGCAGTTAAATCGGGGTTCTTTAACTTTTCGTTGAGTGCAACTATCTCTTCTTCTTTCTCCTTTTTCATCAGAGCAATCTTTGCATCTAGTTTATCGGGAAGTTGTGCAATCTCTTGGAGTGGTTTTAGTATATCTTCTACTTTGGGTATACTAAAGATATCATCCGTTGGACACGGAAGTGAAAGAGGTAAATCAATCTTTAACTCTTTTGAAGTTTCTGCTACATCCTTTGTGGTCACTATGAACCTTCTTGTATTACTTGTGCTTTTAGTTTAAGTGTTTTTGCAGATTGGAGTGTCATATCCCCACCTGATTTGATGTCCATTGTTCCTGTAACATCAATCTCACCTTTACCATAACCTTTTAACTTAACATCACCGTATGTCTTAATATTAGAGTTACCCATTACCACGACATTCACTTTACCACCAACAAAGACTTCATTGTCTTTACACACTACAGTGTAATTATTATTAACTATTCTAGTTACCTGAGAACCATCAGGATGTATTTCGTGGAATGTTCCTGACCTATGTTCAACTGCAATTCTTTCTGCATCTAGTGTATCATCAATCTCTAACATATGACCCGACTCTGATGCCATAACTTTGTTGTATGGATAAACTGGGTTTGCTTTTGAATTAGGGAACACTGCAAGGTTTGGGTCTGCGTTCTTTATTGAATCTACTACTGCAGTTATATTTTTACTCTCAACTATACCACTGATACTTCTATGTTCGTATGTCCCATCACCTCTTGCAAACTTAGATAGGTCTGACTCTCCAAAATACAAAGGATAATATGGTAGGTCACTCTCTGTTAGAGTTGGATTTGTGATAGTAGAACCACTACCAGTATAAGTTATACTTAATGACTCGGGTATGATTGGTGCAGTATCTAATGCTTTATTGAGACCCCAAGACCTTTTGGAATCTGCTGTTGGTGTAACATCATCATCTGTTCCTTTATAGTCTGTAGGAGTTAGTCTACGTGGGTCATTGAATCCCCTATCAACTCTTCTAGACAAAATGGTACCACCAACTTCTTGTTTAAAACCATCGGTTGTTATACCTGTACCAACACCTATGATAATTGGGTCTTGTTTACTACCATCCCTAAAGAATCCAAATACAGTTGTACCTTCTACAAGTCCGTGTGAATTAAATCCAAGACCTGATAATCCTGCAGAGGTGGTTGGTAGTAATACTTGCGCCCAAGGTAAATCGGGTGTTCCAATCAAAGACTTATCTGCAGTATGAATACCGTGAATCCTTACACGAACCCTACCTATCTTTAGAGGGTCTTGTCTATCCTCAACTATTCCATAAAAATGATGCATTATATAATCTCTCCTGACCCAACATTATCCAAAGGTCTACTAGACTTAATGTCTTCTGAAAAACTTTCTTTAACACATTCTATAGTAACCTCTCCTTGTCTTTGGTCGGGAAATCCTTCAAACATTATATCTGTAATGAGATATCTATTATCATTAAGAGTGTTTTTGATATCATTATCTTCCTTCTTAACTTCTGCTTCAGGTATGTTTAATACGAGAACAGTTCCTACTGTAATATCAGTTCTGAATGGAACCTTAAGTACCATTACATTTTGTTGTAGTATTTCTAATAATGCATTTCTCTCTAATCGTGCTTCATCTTTTGTAGAGTTCCCACCGAAAATTTCAGGTAGTTCTATGTTATCTGCATCTCCGTATGGATGCATCATTGTAAAGTCTTCGATAACTACACTGTTGTATGCTTTATTGGGTGCGAAGTCAGCATCCAATGGGGTTGATGGGGGTGCAACCAAAGGGTCACTTTGAATATCAGGTTGCAGTATAACCTCTTCATCATCCAAACGAAGCATTGGGAATCCTGAAAGATGGGTTCCTCTCTTCATAGTTTTTGCAAGGTCGTAATGATGTTCTTCCTCAATCTTCTTTATTGGATTGTATACTCTTAGTGATGCTGAAAATGCACCCGTCTCTGTCCCTCGTAAGATATTAAACAATTGTGGTTTGTTGTAATATTCAATAGTTGAGTTAAGACCACCTTCAGAGTTGATTGGTAAGTCCATTGATTTTAGACTTGCAGATTTAGGATAGTAGTTGAATTTTAAAGGAAACTCTCTTTCAAACATCTCATCGATAGACATAAATCTAAATCCACCGTTTAGTGTTTGGAAAAAGAAGTAACCATTCCTCCAAGCTGCTTTAACACCTTTGTCTGCATTATTAACACAATAATCTAAGAAATCATTTACTGTCCAATTAGGACAAATGAATTGCACATTTTCAGGAAGTGTTGATTCCCAAAAATCAACTTCAGTATCTTTCATATTACCAAACTCTTTCATACTTGAAAGTATCATTGAGGAATACGAACCTCTAAATGTTTTACTCATTCGTCTTTTTGATACATAGAAGAGTCTTGGTTCACAAAGTTTTAACTGAACTGTTTGTGTCTTATCATCAAGTCTTACATTGTTTACTGCTTTATAGACTCTAAAGGTTTTATCAATCGAAAACTTTTTATCTGACTTATCTCCAGTACCTTCTTTACCACGAACAGAAATTCTAATATATTCTTGACCAACAATCTTATAATTCTTTAAAACATTAGTACCATCTCTAAGAGATATGTCAGCACTTACAAACTTGTTGAATATACTTTCATACAGACGAAAACTTGTAACGATGTCTTCAAGTGCTATAGAATCCCCTTCGGGTGTTACTAGTGTCATCGCTTCGATGACAAACTCGCCTGGTCTAAGGTTTACTTGACTCATTATTAATTAGACATCAATCTTTCAAACTCATCTACTACCTTAGTGATTAGATTTGGTTTGATGATTTTGATGTTTCGTTTCTCCTCGTTATGTTCTATCTCGTGTTCTAAGTTACTAATTTGTGTAGAACCATTGATGAAGTAGTTGTGTTTAAATCCATCAGCATCTTTATAGTACGAAACACCATCTTTCATTTCAATAGCACTTTCTATAACAAAGGACTTACCACTAGACTGACCTGTAATAGTATCATCAGTTATCCAATCACTACTAGTTACACCAAGTCTATTATATGTAGGTTGTAACATTAATACATTACCCGAACCTTGTTCTGATGATACCTTTTCTCCTAATAAGAATTTATTAGTTTGACTTATAATACTACTGTTGCTTGTTACAGTTAAAAACTGGCCTGGGTATTTGTCATTTATATATGCATCAAATGTTTCTGTATCTTTATACCAATCATTGTAGTTCATAAATTCATTTACAAGAAATAATGTCCAATGTAAATCACTATTACCGTATACTTTAGATGCAACAATATCAGGTCGTTCTCCGTCTTCTAGTTCATAGTACTCATAACTTATGATATTGTCTAATGATTTTACATCAATAGCAGACTTTCTAAAGAAATCTCTAATTGTAATGAACTTACCATTCTCTAATTTATAACCAATCTTCGGAAAATTTTTAAATAATTCTTGTGACATAATTACCCTCCTGTTCCATCGTTACGAACTTCATCAAGTATACTACTATTTTGTTCAATGTCTTGGTTTGAATAATCAACATTGAAGTCCGATAAAGAATCTTTAAATGGACTGATTGATAAGTAATTTTCTTGTGTTAGAATTTTGATTTCTAAAAACTCCATTGTTATAGTACTTTTAATTGGTTGACCGTCAATGAATGTTGAAAACTTTTGACCACCTGTATGGTCGACATCACATTTTGCACACACCATAGGAAGGAATCCGTCAACCTTTTCTGCAATTGGCCCATCGAACTCTACATCAAAGATGTTTGGCATATTAAAGAAGTTTTCTACTCCACCTCCATCTTCTGCTGCAAATGTATCAGGTAGCATTGCAGTTCTAAATGCAAAAATAATTCTGTTAACTGCATCTGCTTCCTTTCTAGATTTTGGATAAAAGTCATATGTAAAGTTAAACGACCTAAATCCAACACCATCTAGTAGTTGTTCTTGCATAGGGTTGATTGCACGACCTCTTGATACGTTAGTAAATCCACCTGTTAGTTTATCCATTCCCTTGATAAGACCACTTGCAACTGCAGATACAGATTCTTGACCGAATGCTTCCATTGCATCACCTTTAATACCATTTCCTACTTTACTGATAATGTCTGCAACACCTCTTTTAGCACCACTGATACCTTGTGCTTTATATGAAACATTAGACTGAGAGATTAATGAATCGGGGATATACAATTTAATTTCAACTTGTTCTTCACTTGATAAAAGGTTTTTATTTCGACCACTTCTTACTGTACCTTCTCTACCTTCTCGTGATTTTCTAGGTCTAGTTGTAAACACCAACCAGTTATCTAAATCTTGGTCGGGATATTGTAGGTCAACAAACTTAGTTGCTGGACTTTTCTTACTAAACCCCTTACTTGAAGATGAGTTTTGTATTTGTCGTTCCAAATCTTGTCGCCTTTCGTTAAGACTATCTCTTGCTTCCCGTGCTTCTTCTCCCAAAGCATCTATAACTGAGTTATAGTTGAGACTTTTAATTTTACTTTGTATTCCTTTGATGGAATTGATTGCAGATTTGGCTTTGTTTACCTTGTTTAAAATTTTATCAATTACTGACATATAAATAATCCTAAAGAGTTTACAGTTATTTATGTCATACAGTGGTAAGTTTAAACCGAAGAACTATAAAAAGTACAAAGGTGACCCAACAAAAATCTATTATCGGTCATTATGGGAGCGAAAGTTTATGAGTTATTGCGATAATAACCCATCAATCATAGAATGGGGTAGCGAAGAAATCATAATACCGTATCGTTCTCCCATCGATAAGAGAGTACATAGATACTTTCCCGACTTTTATATCAAGTATGTCAACTCAAATGGTAAAACTCTTCGTGAAATTATAGAAGTTAAACCCAAAC